AGCCAATCTTATAACCTGAAACAGCATCACGAGGGATCACTCCCCCGTCATTCCATCCCAGGCCGTAGACGGCACATGCCAAGACGATGTCAGGCGAGAACAGACTGTAGGCCACCTTGCGGTGGCTCGCGGGTCTGTAACATCTGACATATCTTACTCCGCTTCGATAACGGACGTTCCATCGTTCCTCTGCATGGACCACGATGTCGCCAAGGTCTTTAGGACCAAAGCAGCATCTAATTGTGGTAGGCAGAAGATCAAGAACGCTAAACCAAGCGCCGCGCAAACGAATCTTCCGTGATATATTACGGTTTGAATCCATGATGCGACGTATTCCGTTAGCAAGTGCAATAAGTTGTTGCGGTTCATTAGGTAGTTCCTTCAAGTGGTAAGGCCGGACAGGCTGTCCACAGAAGAAATCACCACCGCAACTCTCTCTGAAAGGGCCCTCCCAAAACGATTTCTCGCTGTTGAGTTGGAATCCAAAGAACTTAAGCGCGGAAATTACCTCGTGAACGCCGCCGGTGGGGACAATTATGTCATCCCCATAGACGTAGACATCTGAGCCAAGTTGACTGGGAAACCCAGCAAGCTCTAATGCGGTCTTGGATATAGCCGCAAATATCAATGTCTCAAGTTCAAAAGTGTAACCGTTCCCCATACTCGAAAACTTCTCGAGCATGACCCACTTCCCGTCTATTAGGGAGAAAGGACTTCTTAGAGCATTTAACCGCTCCAGCCATCCAAGTGGCATGCACAGCCTGACCAAGGTCGTGCATATGGAATCACTGGCATTACTCAGATCCAAGGTAGCAAAGCTTCCTGTAAGAGAAGCAACACAAGCGACCTGCTTGTGTATGTCTTGCCCGTGCTTCAGATCTATGCCTGCAAGTCTAAGCTTCTCGCGAAGCTGTGAACCGAGGCCTAGTTGGTAGAAGATGTTAATCGACGGTTCCGAACCAGTAGATCGGTCGATCGTCGCATCCTTAGGGACAGTTGCGAATCTGTTCCCACGTACCAGAAGCGGATCTTTCTCAGCGGATATTATCCGACCCCACATGTTCTCCGATAGAATGGATAGATATGGGGTGGCTGCTGGGGTCAGTGTTGGACGAGCGTTCATTTTATCGGGTACAGTAGTATACTGGCCCCTATCAGCGAACGTTGCACCAGGACCGAACCTCCCGACATCGCTGTCGTCGGGCCCGTGTCCAACTATTGCGAAGATGTTTTTTCGCATAGCAACCAAGAAGGAAGCTATACGGTCATCACGAGGGTCTAGAGGAAGACCCCATTCGTACTGACTCAATCTCCGATTCGTTCTAAAGCACGATCTCTCCCCCTCCCACCACTTCTCAATCGCTTTTTGACGGCGGTCGATGGTGGTTGGAAGATCTGCTAGCTTGCGCAGCAGCGCGGTCGCCGAGGCGTCCGCAAAGTAGGAATCGTGTGTACCTTCAGGGTATATACGGGGATCGCAGCGTAGAGTTGCGATTTGATCCCATTCCTTATGCCTCAGCAGTATTGCTACTGTGAGGGCACGGGAACTGCCTAGCCCTTCAAGAACCTTGAGGGCGATCTTAACCACATCGCGTGGCAGATCTTTTTCCATTTTAACGCTCCTTGTCTCACAACGGGGGTATCATATCCGAAAGGAACTTATAATCCCAATCGATACTTAGCGGATAGCGAACTTCGTAGTCCGTTTTCCACTCCTCGTCGCGAATCTTGACAGGCAGTGCCTCTTGCGCGAGCGCTTCCCGAATAGACCACGTGTGTTTTAACGTGATCCAACAGTGGCGCCCGTGGAGGCTAGACCGGAAGTTGATCCCAGTCCGCTGCTCAAGCAGTAGCCGTGTGCCATCCTCACAGAGGGCACAGAAACAATAGTACTTCCCGCTACAAGTAGAGGAAGCCTCGTGACTATCGCAGTTATTGAGGATATTGTTCATGGAAGGTCCTATTAGCGAGGCGCGAAGCCCTGTTTCATAGAATCTTTCACCAGCGTAGAGACAAAGAGGTTTACTCCCTGCGAAACAGCCTCATCAATACTAGCTTGAGGCATGTCCACAGGAAATACGCCATTGATCTCCACGAGTGCACGCGACTTTACAGAAGCGATGCTCGTGGCAGAGTCAAGGGAGATGGACGGATAGGAGAGGATTCCAATCAGTCGACGCGCGGTTTTTGCTGCGTTGCTTTGCGCCATGAGTCGGAACTCAGGCGCATGAGCAGGAGCAGTACCGTTAGCCACGACCGGAGCTCTCCAAACGGCAGGGATCTTATCGCCGCCAGAACCGGCTTGGCCGGTATAAATGATGTCGGTAGCGCCATCGTTTTTCTTTACTGTAATGTTTGCAATTGTAGGCATGAAAGTACCATTTAGTTAGGTATAGGGGAAAATACCCCAGTAAAGAGTTTCACCTTGCGGTAAGACCCTTCATCAAAAGAGCAATAGCTGTCGCGCCTCGGGTGACCGAAAAGCCCGTAAAGCTAGGTATAGCTAGACCTGGGTAACTAATCCCAACTGATCGTCTGAACCATACACTGGTGTATCGAGCAAAGTGGGTGCTAGACGCACCTTCTGAGTAACGCTTGCCCGTGTTTACTAAGATGTCAGTTCTCCCAGAGTTCATTAACCTTAAACCCTGAAAATCTGACCACTGCCCCAGGAATCCTGAGACAGGGACAAACCAATCAACAACAAAGCTGAAAGGAACAACATCCCAAGCCAACTGGAAAGGGTTTAGCAACCCCATCTGGTTAGCCGCATACAAGTTAGCATTCGACACTTCGATGTCCGCGAAAAATAGACATCTGGCGTCAATCTTCAAGCCGTTGTGGCTCGTCACTAGGTAAGCTGGCGGGGACTGTTTTAAGGTCCGTCGTTCGCGTCCGCTTGCGCGGATCCTAGCGGGAGGCACTGGGCTTTGCAGAATGTTAACTGCATTGTAAATGTCGCCGATCAAAGGCGACCAACCAAAGTGGTACTCTAACCATCTCTCGGACCACCGTTTTTGTGAATCGGTAGTAAAAGACAGCCCGCGATTTTTTCATCTTATCGCGGTAATTGCGCACTT